AGTTCTATAGGTCTAACCCTAAAGCTGCTGCTAAGCATTCAAGGGATGAAACAGCTCGTAATGATACACCTAAGAAAAAGAAGTATCGTGCTGACCTGCAAAAGCGTCGGAGAGATCTAAAGATTGATGGTAAAGGAAAGAGTACTGGTGATATAAGTCATCCGAGTATGAAAGTCGAATCAACAAAGAAAAACCGCGCTAGAGGCGGAGCACAACGCAAGTAACTATGTCTATTAACAAAAAAGCTTTTAAAACTAATAAAGAGAAAGTCTTTAAAGGAACTGCCGTACGTAATCCTAAGTCCCTTAGAAAAACAGGTGAAGTAGAAGATAAGGAGGGTAAGAAAGAGGAAGAAGGTAAAAAGAAAAAGAAAACAGCTGCTGAACTAAAGAAAGCTCAACAAGCTTTAGCTAAAATTAAAAAGGCTAAGAGTGATAAGAATACAAAGATGGTTGATCGTAGTGGCAACCGAGCTTACGGTTAGGAGGTATGTAAATGGCAGATCCTATTCAATGGGCAGATGGTAGCGTAGAAGAGTGGGATGATCAAAACAAACTTAGAATATCTAAACCGTCTTTTCAAAATGTAAAGGATAATCTTACATCTGGTGCTATTACTTTAAATAAAATTCGTAATCTTATTCCTAAACCTCCTGAGCAATTAGTTGAAGGAGTTGATTGGTCATATAAGAACTCTCCACTAGGAATAGCAGATCAAGGAGCACAATTATTAGGAGATGATGTTTCAAGATTTCTTACTGATAAAGGCGCTCCTAAATGGGTAGGTGGTGCAGCAGCATTAGGTATTGGATTAGCTGTACCTGGACCAGGAGGTAAGGTTCAAGGTATTAAAGGATTAGATAAAGCACGTAAAGTAGCTATTAAAGCTAATAAAGCTAATAAAGGTTTCAATTTCTTTTCACCTAATCAAACTTTACAACCTAATTATGCTACAGTAGGTCCAGGTAATCTTCAGATAAACCCTCAAGGAACTAATATAAAACCTAACAATCCTTTAATGATTAAAGGTACTAGTTTAAATAAACCTCCTGTTAAAACAGCAGAGTTAGGACCGTTCCCTAAAAATAGAGATGCTGGTGGCCCTCTGATAAAAAAACAACAAGATTTACTTAAAACAAAAGATCAATTAAAATTAGAAAGAAAAGATTTTACTAAAGCACATAATATTGCGACACAAGGTCCACTTAAACATCATCATAAATTCGATCAATATATTGGAGCTAGGGTTTCTAATAGAACTGATTCTCCTAGATTATTACAAATGTTGGAAGCTGAAGAAGGTATTGTTATAGGTGATAAAGCTCAGAATATAATAGGCCTAGCAGATCAGAAGACTTATTTACGACGTACTAGTGCGATGGAAGATGTAGCTAAACAACTTGGTTGGAAAGATTTACCCCCAAATCGTACACCAGAACGTAGATTTTTAGACGACTTATTTAAAGAACCAACGAAAAAGAAACCATTACCACTACCTGGAGATCCACAAAGTTGGGGCTTACCTAGAGGAAAATCTACTGGAACAAATACATGGGAAATAGCTTTCGATCCGAATTTATCTAAGAAAGAAAGGAGAGCTATAATTCAAAAAGCTTATGATAATAGATTTGTTCACAATAAAATAGATAAATCTAAGATTAAGTATGATAGAGGTGGTACTATAGTCAGTGGGGATCATATTGACCTCACACATTATACAGGTATCGAGAGTAAAGATTTTACACAACGAACTGAATTAATTAATTTACTTGAGTCTGGTAAGCATTTAAAACTTTCTACAAGACAGCTAAAAGATAAAGTAACTGAAGTTTATAGAATTCAAGAAAATATAGCTGTTAACGTAGCTGTACGTCGAATGAATTTTATTAAAGATTATGTCACAAATTCTGGAAAGATACCCCCTGCAACTAGAGATATGTTATTACGAGATCCTAATAAATTAAGAGAATGGATCGTTAATAACCCTGGTATATCAGGTAATATAGGTTGGAAACTTAAAAACCCTGGCTTTAAAGAATTAAGTAAAACGCCAAATTCAAGACATCTTAAAGAATGGAGAGATGGTCAATCACCTCTACAAATCATCTTTGGTAAAGGTGCTTCTATTAGCAGACCTAAAGGTTGGGAAGCTCCAGCACAACCTGCTGACCTTTTAAAATTACAACAACATTTTAAATAATCAATCGCTAATAACTAACTAATTAATTATGCCGAATCCAATAAGAAAAAAACCCGCAGGAAATTACACACTCCCTGCACGATATGCAAGTCCGATGGGTTCTTTCTATCAACAAATTCTTCAAGGCCAAGGAGTTAATAATAAACCTAAAACAGAGCCAACAAAGCCACCTCCAAGAAAACCTGAAGATGGTCCTCAAGTTGCAGGTAAGTATCATCCAGGTTATCAAAGTTGGGATAATTATAGACAATACGGCGATCTTCCAAGTCAAGTTGAAAATCTGAAAATTGATGCATCAAAAAGTTCTGGTACTAGTGATCCTATAAAAGCGTTTTATAGTGCAAGTATTGCTGGAGATACTAGCTCTGGCCATTCAGCTGCTAAGATAAACAAAAATAAAAAGAAAAGTGATAAAACTAAAACTGGTGGAGCTGGTAATCCTAATACTGGCGGTCCTAATAGTGGAAGTGTAAACTTATGAAATACTCAGGAGACTTTAAAAAACTAATCTACAGCCATTTATACGATAGAATCAAAGACACTGCAGGTGCTTTGAAAGAAGGCAAGAACTTACCAAAAGGTAATCATATTAAAAATATAGGTAAGAGAGCTACAACTCTAAAAAGTTTTACGGGTATATCAAATGTTATTAAAGATCAAGCGAAGAGAAAGAAAGACAAGAGAGACAAGCAAATAAAAGATTTGAAAATTAGTGGTAACTCAAAGAAAACTAAATCTAAATCAAATAAAGGTACTAATTATTCAGGTCCTGGGGATGCAACCCTATGACCTCCGTCGTAACTGCCCTTCAAGACGACTTCAAACTATTCCTTCAAGCACTTTGGGAGCAACTTGAACTACCTAGTCCAACTCGTGCCCAGTACTCAATTGCTGACTACTTACAACATGGTCCAAAGCGTCTCCAGATCCAAGCCTTCCGTGGTGTTGGTAAATCTTGGATTACTGGAGCGTTTGTTCTTTGG